TATTCTTTCAACTGAAGTGTTGAGAGACCCATCATCATTTGGTGATATAGTAAGAGGCTTACATGTCTATGGTGCGAAAGTACTTAGAGATGATGCTTTAGTAAGTGCATTTTATGTAATTGACTAAGTTGTCAAACTCGGGGGGTCTTAACAGACCCTCCACTTTTTAAATTAAAGGAGATTAATATGAAAGATAAAATGAAAAGAAAAGAGATGATGATGGGTGGATATAACATGAAGCCTAGAGATAAAAAAATGGGTGGTGGTAGAATGATGTATGTTAAAGGCGGTTCAGTTCAACCTATGTATGGTCATGGAGAATGTCCAAAAGCTAAAGCTAACTAATTATGAAAGTTAAAGCACCAAAAGGACACCATTGGATGAAACAAAAAAATGGTACGTTTAAATTAATGAAACACACAGGTAAGTTTGTAAAACACAAAGGTGCTAGTTTAGAAGCAAACTTTCCAATTCAAAAGGTTCATAAAAAATAATGGCTACAACATATCTTGACATAACTAACGAAGTACTAAGAGAACTCAATGAAGTTCCACTAACTGCTGCAAACTTTACAAACGCTACAGGTATTCAAAAGTTTGTTAAAGATAGTATCAATAAATCTATCTTTGATATTGCAAACGAAGAACCACAATTACCTTTTTTTGCTGCTAACGTAAGTGGAACTACTGACCCTTTTTATGGTAACGTAACTGTTCCTTCAGTTATAGGTCAAAGATGGTACACATTAAAGTCTGATAGTTCTAGTATTACTACAGACTATTCATCAATAGACTGGGATGATTTCTATGCTACAACTATTAATGTAGATGGAGAAACAAGTCCTTATGTCTCAAGAGGATTAAAGTTTTTAACCCTTGCAGATTGGAAAAGATACTACAGAGATAGCGAAAATGAAGATGATGCTAACTCGCAAAACTATGGAGAACCTAGATTTGTTATTAAGTCTCCAGATAATAGAAAATTTGGATTAAGCCCAATACCTGATAAGGTTTATAATATACACTTTTATGCTTTTGTAAGACCGACTGCATTATCAGCTCACGATGATGCAATCACTTTACCAGAGCAATACAGTAATATAATAACAGCTAGAAGTCGTTATTACATTTGGCAGTTTAAAGAAAGCCCACAACAAGCAGCTTTCGCATTGGATGATTATAAGAAAGGAATGAAACATATGAAATCAAATCTTATGAATCCAGCTCCAAAATATATGACAGACGATAGAACTTACTTTTAAAATATATGGCACGTTCACAACCTTTTACCGTAGCATGTGCAGGTGGCTTAGTAACATCAGCTAACTCTATAGACTTGTTACGTACACCCGGAGTTGCTACAGTTTTACAAAACTTTGAAGTATCTATTGAAGGTGGATATAGACGTATTAATGGTTTTAGTAAGTTTGGTGCAGGAGATGCAGTTCAACCTACAGGTAGCACAACAACTATATTAGGTACTCAACCTTATGCAGATGGTGTTGTAGTTACTGCAGGTACTAACATATACTTTACACAAGATGGTATTACATGGCTAACAATAAATAGATTATCTGCAGGTGGTGGAGATGACTATGCAACCTTTACAGGTAAAAGTATTGCAGCAAGAACTGGACAAGGGCAAAGTCAATTTGCAATGTTTGAAGGTGCTGGACAAGATTACGGAAGTATTATTATAGCTGATGGAGTTAATGAGCCTTTTAGTTTTAGAATGGAAGGTACAGGAGCTTTAAGTACAAGAACATATTTCACATCAGAGATAACAGTTACAGGTACTAAAGGTGTGCAGTTTATTACAGCCCATGACCATCACTTAATAGCTGCTGGTGTAACTGATAATGAAAATACAGTTTACTATAGTGTTAATAATGACCCCACCACTTTTAGTGGTACTGGTGCAGGTGCAGTAACTATATCAGATAAGATAGTAGGAATTAAAGGTTTCCGTACAGATTTATTTATATTTTGTGAAAACAGTATTCATAAACTTATAAACATTAATAACTCAAGTACAGTAGCAGTAGTACCTGTTGCTGAAAGTGTAGGATGTTTAAGTGGTTACAGTATTCAAGAAATTGGTGGTGATTTAATATTTTTAGCACCTGATGGACTAAGAACAGTTGCTGGTACATCAAGAATTGGTGACGTTGAGTTAGGTACAGTTAGTAAATCAATACAGCCTATTATAACAGAACTAGCACAAAATGTCAACAACTATATAATAAGTAGTGTAGTATTAAGAGAAAAATCACAATATAGATTATTTTATAGTGATACAGACTTGACAAATGCTTCACAAAGAGGTATAATAGGTACACTAAGACCAAATGGTTTTGAATGGTCTGAAATGCTAGGTATGGAAGTTACAGCTATAGGTTCTGGATTTGATACTAATGGTATTGAGCAATATTATCATGGCGATACAGACGGTTATGTTTACTTACATAACTCAGGTGATAACTTTGATGGTGCTGCAATAGATGCAAGATATCAAACACCAGACTATGATTATGGAGATTTTGGAACTTTAAAAACTTTACACTACGTTAAACTATCTATAGGTCCAGAGAATGAAGTACAGCCTTCAGTAAGAGTTAGATTTGATTACGATAGTAACGAAACACCACAACCCGAAGATTATTTATTAGATAGTGTACCAGCTCCATCAATATTTGGTACAGCTTTATTCGGCACTGCAAAGTTTGGAGCATCTGAACAGCCTTTAGTTAGATTAGCACTTCAGGGTAGTGGTTACTCTAATAGCTTTAGAATCTTAACAAATGATACAAACGCACCATACACAATAAACGGATTATACATAGATTACATTCCATCAGGTAGGAGATAAACACAATGGCAGGTTATACAAGACAAAGTACATTCGCAGACGGAGATACAATCACTGCTGCATTATTTAATAATGAGTACAACCAACTTTTAAATGCTTTTAGTAATACTACTGGTCACAGCCATGATGGTACTGCTAACGAAGGACCAGTTATAGGTCTTATTGGAGATGCAGGAGAAACTGCTCCAAATAACAAAGTATTAATAGATACAACAAATAACTACATAGAATTTTATGTACAAGTTTCTGATAGTCCAGTACAACAATTATACATAGCTGATGGAGCTATTATACCTGTTACAGATAGTGATATAGATTTAGGTACAACAAGTTTAAGATTCAAAGATACATATACAGATACAGTTACTACTACCGGTAATGTTAGTATCGGTGGTGATTTAACTGTTACAGGTAGTGCAACTATCTCAGGTAATCTTACATTCGGTGATGCAGATACTGATAGTATTAATTTAGCTGCTGAAATTGATTCAGATATTATTCCTAATACTGATGGTACATATGATTTAGGAAGTGCTACAAAAGAATGGCAAGACCTTTACATAGACGGTACAGCTAACATAGATAGTCTTGTAGCTGATACAGCAGATATTAACGGTGGTACAATTGATGGTGCTACTATAGCAACTTCAGATATAACTGTAGGAGCTAGTAAAACTTTAGACGTTTCATCAGGTACACTTACTTTAGCAGATGACCAAATTTCTGGTGATAAAGTTGAAGGTGGTACAATTGCTGCTACAACTATTACAAGTTTAACAGCTACAAGTGCAGACATTAACGGTGGAACTATTGATGGTTCAACTATAGCTACATCTGATATTACAGTTGGCACTGGAAAAACTTTAGATGTCTCTGCAGGTACTTTAACACTTGCAGACAATCAGATTAGTGGTGATAAGGTTGAAGGTGGCACAATAGCTGCAACAACCATAACAGACTTAACTTTTGGTAGCCTTAATGATGGCACAATTACTATAACAGCTTTTGCTGATGAAGATGATATGTCTTCAGATAGTGCTACATTAGTTCCAACTCAACAATCTGTAAAAGCTTATGTAGACTCTCAGGTCACTGCACAGGACTTAGATTTCCAAGGTGATACAGGTGGTGCTTTAAGTATTGACCTCGACTCTGAAAGCCTTACAATCGCTGGTGGGACAGGTATTGATACTTCAGGAGCTACTAACACTTTAACAGTTGCAATAGATTCTACAGTTGCTACATTGACTGGCACACAGACTTTAACAAACAAAACACTTACAACACCAATTATTAGTTCTATATCTAATACTGGTACATTGACTTTACCAACTTCAACAGATACATTAGTTGGTAGAGCTACAACAGATACTCTTACAAATAAAACACTTACAAGTGCTACACTTACAAGCCCTGTAATCAATACAGGTGTTTCAGGTACAGCTTTCCTTGACGATGATACGTTTGCAACTGCAACAGCTAGTACATTAGCTTCTTCAGAGTCTATTAAAGCTTATGTAGATACTACAGTTGCTGCAACTAATGAAGTTGTTGAAGATACAACTCCACAACTTGGTGGTGATTTAGATTTAAACTCAAGCGATATAACAGGTACAGGTAATATAAACATTACAGGTACTATTCAATCTTCAGGAAACATTACAGGCACACTAGCTACAGCAGCTCAAACAAACATAACTAGCGTAGGTGCTTTAGACGGAGGTTCAATTACATCTGGCTTTGGCAGTATTGACGTTGGTTCTTCTGCAATTACTACAACTGGTACCGTTACAGGTAATACCTTAGCAGGAACTTTATCAACAGCAGCTCAACCTAATATTACAAGTGTTGGTACGCTTACAGGTTTAACAACTAATGGTACAACACCAACTCTACTTTATGGAAATCAGCAGACAATCTCTAATTTGCAAGGTTTAGCTATCTACAATAATCAATCAGGTGGTCTTTTAGATAC